TGAAGATAGGCACTGGGTTATAAATGACGTAATTAGACCTACTGGTACAAAGGAACTAATCGAAGTAACAATAACATTAGAAGTGGAGTAGATGGATTATCAGGAACAACTTATCAGGAAGATAGCAAAAGAACACGATATAGATTTCAGGATAGTACGGGAAGTAGTTTATAGTCCACTGAAGTTTACGAACAGAGTGATACAACACAATACAGACATGCGTCCTATGAGGATAATGTATTTTGGTGTGTTTATGCAAAAAATTAAGAAAAATAAAGCTAATAGAATGAGTGGCATGATTGAAGTACTATTAGAGAATATCGATGAGGTAACCATAGTTATGGGAGCCATTTTACAATTCCCTGTTACAAGTGTAGCAGGTGCAGAAAAGATTATTAATAGCGCTAGGGATACGAATGATTATGATAAGATCAAAATGATTTGGGATGCTTGGCAAGAATATAAAAAATAGATATGGAACAATATTTAGTAACAGTTAGAGAATGTGATGTATGTGCAGGATGCCCATTCTGTCCTTATGTAGAAGAACCAGTTGTAGTAAGGGTAAAAGTTAAATACAAGCAACCTAAGCAAAAAAGAGGAGTTAGATTACACCTAGGTGGTAGAGTATATTTACTATCGTAGATGAGGAGATTATTTGACATAGTAAACGGTAAGGTTATAATGAACCCTACTGCTCTATGGCTTCCTCAGTTCAAGAAGATATGGGACAGAGATAAAACAAAATATAAGGATATAGCTGTGAATGAGATTTCGTATATAGTTTTTATGTACGGGTTTCATTCCCCTTATTCAGCTTATTCTGAAGAAGACAAGGAGCGTAAGATCTTAGAGGACTTCTTCCCCAGTGGGAGATGGAAGCCAGATAAGGTTGTTCAAGAGGCAATAATAAAATATAATGAGTTACAGGATTCTGTAGCTCTGCGTGCTTTAAGGGCAGCTAAGATTGGCTTAGATAAAACTAATGCATATTTTGATAATGTTTCACCTGATAGGGCAGCAGACATATTAAAGATTGCTAAAGACTTAGGGCCAACAATTAAATCAATTGATATGTTGACTAAGCAAGTAGAAAGAGAACAATTAGAGAACTCAGCAGTACGAGGAGGAGAAGGGATTGGATTATTTGAAATGTAATGGGATTAGGATTAAAAGTAACAAAAAATAGCGATAAGTTTAGGAAACCAGCGATACACTTTGAAAAACATAAAGCATACATATTTGCCCCACCAGGGACGTCAGAATACTTAAAGTACTGGACAGATGAAATGAATTACTGTCTTCATGGATACAAAGCTGAAGATGGAGATTGGATTCCAGGGTACTATTACTTCTACTTAAACTACTTTACTATCAACCTCACAAGAGAGGTGGAAGTAGATGTGATGGGTGAGAAGAAAATGGATGAGCGAAGGGTTAGAGACTTTCCTCGTTTTTATGATTATGACAGATACTTCTTTGAAGCTGTACAGGAATGTGAAGTTCAGAAGAAACATTTGGTGGTTTTAAAAGCCAGACGTAAGGGATATTCCTTTAAGGTGGCTTCTATGCTTTGTAGGAATTACTACTTGATAAAAGAGTCAAGTAATTTAGCGTTGGCTTCAGAAGCAGAGTTTTTAGTAAAAGATGGTATCTTAACTAAGGCTTGGGATGGTATGGACTTTATCGATCAGCATACTGCTTGGTATAAGAAGCGTCAGAAAACTGATACTAAAATACACAAGCGTGCTTCTTTTATAATGAAGGATGAGTCAGGTGTACCTGTAGAGATGGGTTATAAGTCTGAGATCATGGGTATCACACTCAAGAATGATCCTCAGAAAGCCAGGGGTAAATCAGCTAAACTTATTATATTTGAAGAAGCTGGTAAGTTTCCCAACCTGTTACAGGCTTGGCAGATCTCAAGACCATCTGTTCAACAGGGTTCTATGTACTTAGGTACAATGATTGCTTTTGGTACTGGTGGTACAGAGGATGCAGACTATGAAGGTTTAAGGAGATTGTTTGAAGAACCAGATGCATACGGTTGTTTGGTGTTAGAAAATATATGGGATGACCACTTGCGGGGATCTGCTTGTGGATTTTTTATTCCACAATATGCCAACCTAGAAGGAAACCACCCTGTTACAGGAGAACCTTTTATGGATGAAGATGGTAACACTAATGTTAGAGTTGCTAAAGATTATATCCTAGAAGAAAGAGACAAGGTTATAAAAAACTCATCAGATAGATCTGCTATTGATAGACATATTGCTGAGCAACCTATTACACCAGCCGAAGCTACTTTAAACATAAGCACCAACATATTTCCTAAAAGTGAACTTAAACAACACGTTTCTTTTATAAGGAATCACGAAGCTGTTAAGAATTTAAAACAAGTTGGAGAGCTACTGTTTGATTCAAAAGGAACAGTAAAATGGAATTTGAATCCTGCTTTAAGAGATATAAGTAAGTTCCCGCTTAAACCAGAAGACTCTAAGCACGGAGCTGTGGTTGTTTGGGAGCACCCTGCAGATGATGCACCTTATGGATTATATGTAATAGGTTGTGACCCTTATGATCATGACTCTTCTACAACAAGTTCCTTAGGTTCAGCGTTTGTATATAAAAGGTTTCAAAACTTTGAATCCTATTATGACTTACCTGTTGCTGAGTACACAGGGAGACCAGAAAGTGCCGAAGAGTTTTATGAACAAGTTAGGCTTTTAGCTTTTTATTATAATGCTAAGATACTATATGAAAATGAGAAAAAGGGACTATTCTCTTATTTCTCACATAAACACTGTGAACACCTACTGGCAGACCAACCAGATATTATTAAGGACGTAGTCCAGAATAGCAAGGTACAACGTACCAAAGGTATTCATATGAATAAGCCAATAAAACAATGGGGAGAAGGTCTTATAAAAGATTGGTTAAATGAAGAATATGCTCCAGGTAAGAAGAATCTTACTAAGATATATTCTGAACCTCTATTAGAAGAACTACTGTCATACAATCCAGATAAAGGTAACTATGACCGTGTTATGAGTTTTATGATGGTGTTGATATATACACAAGAGTTATATCACGTAAATGTCAAGAAGAAAAAAGCTGAAGTAAAAAAGAACGTTCTATTTAAAGATGGCTTATTCAGAGATGACAAAAGATTAATTATTTAATTCGAATTAAAATATGAACATAGATAAATCTACTTTTCCAGTTCAAAAACTTCCCATGTCTAAGAAGACAGACGAATGGGGTGAAGGTTCTTTGGATGCTGTTATAGCTAGGGAAGGTGGTGATGCTTTCATTGGAGGAGACAATCGTAAGGAGAGAATGCGCACAGCTTACGGTTTGTATAACAGTGAATATGACGAGGAAGACTTGAAATACGTAACTGACCCATTCAAAGTTGAAGATGGGTTTCCAGCAAAAACACAAGAGTTTAATATTATTAAGCCTAAGATCGACTTACTACTCGGTGAAGAGAGTAAGAGGCCATTTAATATTAGAGTCATTCAAACCAATGACGAGGCTATCACACAAATGCAAGAAGAGAAAAAGGCTCTATTATCTCAGTATATCATGTCTAGGTTAGGTTTACAACCTGAACAAGATGAAGAAGGTAATCCAATTACCCCTGAAGAAATAGAGAAATATCTCAAGTATAGTTATAAAAGTATAGCAGAAGAAACTGGTTATCACACTCTTAACTACCTTAAAGAGAAACTTAATTTAACAAATGAGTTTTTAAAAGGTTGGAAAGATGGGTTAGTTGGTGGAGAAGAAATATATTATGTAGGAGCAATTAACGGAGAACCTAGTCTAGAACGGGTTAACCCAATGTATTGTTCTTATGATAAAGATCCAGATTTGGAATTCATTGAAGATGGTGACTGGTTTGTACGTAGGATGGAGATGTCTCCTGCTACTGTATATGACAGGTTCTTTGATAAGATGGATGAGTCAGATCTAGATAAACTACTTGACTACGCTGAAGGCACTGTTTCAACAGGCAAGGCCGATGAGGTAAACATGAGAAGCATCATATATAAAGAAAAAATTTCTACTAAATTACAAGATGGTTCTGATGGTAATATGAATCTCATTACAGTATGGCATGGAGTTTGGAGATCCTATAAAAAGATTGGATTCTTATACGAAACTGATCCTGAAACAGGAGAAGAAACTGTAGTACATGTTGATGAGACCTATAAAGCAGATCCAGGTGAAAGGATAGAGTGGGAATGGATTCCTGAAGTATGGGAAGGATATAGAGCTGGTGATAGTATATACTTTGGTATAGGACCAGTTGAGTATCAACATGTTTCAATGGACACTCCGTCTACTAAGAAACTTCCATATTGTGGTGTTATATATAATAACACTAACTCTAAGTCTAAGTCACTTACAATGGTTATGAAACCATTACAGTATATGTATATTATACTATGGTATAGGTTAGAACTAACAATTGCTAGGGACAAAGGTAAGGTTATAAACATGGATATAACTCAGATACCAAAAGGATTAGGTATAGATGTTAATCAATGGATGCACTATCTAACTTCTTTAGGTGTTAACTTTATTAATCCTTATGA